GAAGGCTTTGGGGTGGTTTAGAATGGCATCCTCGAAGTCTGCATAATCGACTCGGAAGTTTTCCGGCTTAAAATCCCGAAGGCGCTGAACTGAACTATCTGTGAATCGTGCGGTTGCAGCTTTCTCTGACCAACCCCCGCTAAACGTTGCGCCCGAGAAGCTCGATCTATTGATGGCATAGAACTTGGCAGCGCGTTCATAGCTGAACATGAATGAATCAGTCTTAAGGTCCTCTCTAAAACTCTGAAATGACTCTTTGGAGCATCCGACAACACTGTTGCCGTTGCGATCAACGAAAGTTTCACGGAGGCTTTCTACCTCGTCAGCCAAGCGCTCACTGTCGCCACATAAGGCATTCCAAAACCAAACAAGCTGTTTCATCTTGTCGTAGCCAAATACCTTGATGCCCTTGTTGGCTAGTGCCATCTCGACGGAGCCACCTCCGAAAAACGGAGAGCACACCCGCTCAACATCATCTGGAATCAGCGGCAAAATGTGCTTAACTGCTCGTGTTTTGCCGCCGGGATATCGTAACGGTGTTTTCATTAATATAAAAGGGGGCAGACTATTTATTCCCGGTCTGCCGGCGGTTTCCACAAACTAAAGCCTAGTTATCCTAGGACATCAATTCCTCAAACGCCTTGTCAACATCATTCGTCGGCTTGGCGGAGTATTTTGTAGTCTCTTTGGAACGGCTCTCGGCAGAACCATCGCCGGAGAGTTGTTCATCTAGAATCGCGCCTACTTGATCGCTTGTCAGGCGTTCGAATAGGGTTTCGAACTCCGGGACACGATCCAGGAGGGCAGGGATGGATTCCGTGTCAGCGAGCAGGGGGGATGTGTTTCGGCGCATCTTCAGACTCGTTTGTGGATAAGCACCAGGCTTATTAGGCTTGGTGTATGTGAGGGTGATATCGGTTCCTTCGTCGGAATCGGTAATATCACCATACTCTGGGTCGAGGATATAGCCCAGAAGAAGTTCATAAGCCTTCTTTCCGTATCCATAGACCTTGACGCCTTCGTCTTCACGACCGCGGACTACCACAGGCGAGAAATAACGTTGACGCACGAAAAGTGACTTTGCAAGATTCTTGCTGTCCTCGTCGTTGTTGGAGGTTCCTTCACGCCATAAAGCGGAAGCGAACTCGCAGATGGGGCATGCTTCGCCGTAATTACGTTTCGGGCAAAGAACACCACCACGATGTTCGCCCACATTATAGTGGAAAGACATCTCCTTGAGGGGGTCCCCGTCGTTTGTTGGAACGATACGAATGTCCGTATCGCCCTCGTCCGGTTTAAACCAGACTGATGGAGTGTTATCTCCGTTTCCTTCTCCTCGAAGGGATGCAAGCTTACGCCGCATCAGTTCCATATCAATACCCATTTTTTCTCCTTTGTGTTGAATGAGTTAGCAACAAGCGTTCCTTATTGCCTTATTATGACACACTTGACGTAGCTTGTCAAGCGTATTTTTGCACTACGTTAGTAAGGGCAACGCAGAACCCAAAATCATCAAATTCAGTTTCATAAATCGCATACGAAATTTTTCGGAAAGCGTTCCTTGGTTTTTGCTTGAGCAAATCGACCAACTTTTTGTGAAGCGTTCCATCGTTCTCCAACTTATCCCTGTTTATACACATATAATAACATACATCGCGGTCCATGTCAAGTGGAAAAAGCCATTTTTCTTCTAAATTCTTCATATTAAGTAAACCGATGGTTCTAATTCGACAAATATCAAGGGGCCGCGAGACCATTCCGATTTCCGGCTCATTGTGCTCAAAGAAGTTTAGATAATGAACAGTTGAGAAAATAGTGTGATTAAGCGTGGCGTAATACTTCTTAATAGGGACGTTTCCGAGATGGTTTTCGAGCAATTCGTTGCTAATCAGCGTTGCTGACTTCAAGAGCCCCGATCGTGCATATTCCTGGATCACGCTGAATACCACTTTATCTACTAACTTTGGCATGCCCGTGAGAAGCTCTCCATCAGGCTTGATGTAAAATAACTCTACCTCGGCGTGTTTAAGCTGCTCTATAACTCCGAGCGCATAATTAGAACTCATTGACGAGCCCACGACAAAGAATTGCACTCGTCCCTTGATTTCACTAAAAAACTTTTTAAGATTTGGGATATTTTGCTCGTATTCTTCCGCTTCTTCGTGGCGCTTCAATCTAAATTTATATTTAGAGGTGCGCTCGACTGAACTATTAAGCTGATAGACTTTATAGTTGTCGACTGCTTTGAAATTCTCTACTATTTTGGAAGCGGCGTTACCCAGTCCAACTACAATCATAGATCCAACTCTTTCAGTTCGAAATAATCCGTACCAGCCTTTATTGAACTAAGGAAGCCATCTTCAAATGTTTCCTTAATTTCCATTATAATATCTCTGTCTTCATTGTTAAAGTCTATCACAATTTCATCATGAAGTATATGAGAAACAAAAGATTTTCTCTCTTCTAGCATTTTGTCTATAATAACCGCCTTGGAAAGAACGCGATCTGACGTTGAACTCTGAATCAGGTAATTGAGCGCCCTAAAGTCGTCCACCGCTATTTTGCGGTCATATGGCGTAGTAACAAACTCTCCATCATACCGGGCCTCGAGGATTTTTACTTTATTGTAGATTTCATTAAGTTCCGGGCGATCTATTGAGTTGTAGAGCCAACTAAAGAACTCAACTTTGGCCTCATCCCGAGTCAAAGTGTTGGCAAACACATTCTTAGCATTCCAGTCGTGAATGTCGTAGTCGGGCTGTTCCTCGCCAGATAACTCCAAAAACATACGCACTTCAGCGCCATTATAATCTAATGCCACAAAAAGGTCGTTCTTTGGCTTCAGGAGCTTCCTAAACTCTTTCTTAACTGTTAGTATGGGGAACGAGCCGGGACGGGTTGTGAGGCGCCCTGTGACGGTACCAAACAGGTTGTAGTCAATGTAGGCATAGTTCTTGACCAGTTCTTGCGCTTTATTGCGCTCTATAGTCGAAAGCATCAAATGACGGCAACCATCGGTACTCAAATTGAGCCTATTGTACCTTATCTTATAGAGAAGTTTTTCGACGTCGCACAGGTGCTGGTAGTTCTTTGGTTTTTCGTAAGAATCAAAAACGTGTTCTGTGATTTGTGTTTTAATCTCGCAAAAGCGTTTTAAGAAGTCATGAGGGACGAGATCGAAAATGCAATGATCATTTAGATTGACTTTTGCGATTTTGAATGTCTTCATATATGCGCGTAATCTGCGCTCGGTAGCGGATAGCTCCTCTGAATGCTCTTCAGAGCAGCATTGGGCCAATGTTGCGCCGTTGGCGTATAGCCACGCATATTCTACATCGGTGTCAACAGCCGAGCCTGTGTAACGCCAAGTGTGGGTCAAATCAGCCGGAAAATTGTCAAAATGTAGTTGCCCGTCCACATACACCCCAATACATTCGGATTTATCATCAATCGATTGAAAGTACATTTTAGTCCAAAATAGCTTGTTCGTCTTCGGGAAGTAGATCTTCAGGAATGAGATTCCCTCCCCATTCTGATTTTTCCTTGGCTGCTATGCTTGCATAGCGATAGTTTGAAGGATTTGTGGTATCTTCTGCTCTCATAATTTCCATCTCTTCGCGAAGTTCATTAACCTTTTTAATATAACTGACTGAACCGATTTTGTCAAACTCTTTATTTATAATCGCTTCTAAATAGACGGTTAGGGCTATCGGAAGTCCCTGTGTGTTGGTGAGCGATATTACTTCACCAACTATTTCATCCATTGCGGCATCTGTGAGTTCTGGCTTTTCTTCAAAAAGCCTCAAATACGTATAAAGCCGGAGAATTCTCATCGCTCCAGTGTCGCGTATCATTTCATTGACAGTGTATTCGCGTGGATAAACCTTTTTTACATGTGTTTTACCATTTCCGCAATCTTCAAATTTATCATAAGAGTACACTTTACAAGAATTATACAGCGCCAGCAACGTAGTAGCAAAGTTTTTCAGATCTATAAAATTTGGATTAGCGTAGGCTCTTCGGAAAAGAGAATCCACGCCATGATATCCATATCGCAGCGCAATTTCCTTCATCGCATCTGATTCTAAATCTGCCACAATTCTCCAGGGTGTATTTAAGTCTACCATGAATCCATACGAATTGCAAGTGTTAATATAAAAATCCCAATTTTTGCTTTTGATGAACTTTCTTACTTTCTCGTCATCGTCCTCATATTTCAAATCAGCTATCTCTATCGCTAGTCCCGTTGACATGATCGAACAATCTCTACTCTTAATAAACCCAGGATAGGTAAAGCGCGCTGTCTGACAACTGGTTTTTAAAATCGGAATCAATAATTCAAGGAACTCTTCGAAATTTGAAAAACGCATCTGCTTGGACTTGAAAAGCCTTGCGATTTGGTCTATATAGCGTTGTCGATGATCTTGATATAATTTTTGAGGAGATATATGTGCCTTGTATACAGCCAACTTGCTCAAATATGGGTCGTTTGTTGCAATTTGTGACATGGTGGCCTTTTTCTCAAACTGCCGGGACATTTCATTGAAGATGTCCGCCACAAAGTTGATCGCTCTCATTGGTGATTCGCGGCGGAGGGGATTTTTCAAGGATTTGAGGGCGCCCTTTTTTAATACAATCGGCTGGAACGATCTCCCTACTCGACCGTAGAGTGCTTTCTCACCATAACTAAAATCAATTACGTTTTGTGGTGATTTATCCGTAACATAGGCCCAATAATACAACCTCTTCTGGAAAAGGTCTTTTGCTGACTCTTTATTGTTTGGTGCAAAATATTTAGACATGTCTCTCTCCTACCATGGCGTCCATCCTTCCCACTTCAGATCGAAAAGTCGGTCTTCTCCACCGTCGGAAGCTGCCATGGCGTCCTCTCTTTCTGTGGCAAAGCTCTGACATTCCGGTGAAACTTGGGTTGGATCGTTCGTGCCGGTATTTTGATCGCGCAGGGATTGACACGCGGCGGCGGCGCCCTCGCGTTCAATTTGATTAACCCACTTGGCTGTAATCTTGGTGTTAGCTTTTCCGGCTCCAAATTCGTGTTCAGATCTAATAATCATATAATAACCACCAATACCTAATTCTGTCATAGAGATCTTATCGATATTATAGCCCGGGTCAAAACCATATGGGTCAACATAGATATAGGTGCCCGGATAGGTATTTATGTTTGCATATGAGTCGATTTCAACGTCATAAACCACCCTTAATTGCCGTAGCCCATCATACCCGTCCTGCTCAAAACGGACTTCAGCGAGCCCCCTTGTTTGCGTTTTAGAGAGTGAGATATTCTTAATTAATCCTTTATCACGCCCCAACATATAGTGGAAAATGCCGCGACCTTCATCTTCCCCTCTTTTCCCTCTCATTTTATCCAGAGGTTGTATTTGTCCAGCAAAATAAACAAAATAATTAAATTCTTGATCTGGTTCTATCCTAGTTCGGGCGCCCGGGGGCCCTGAAAGATACAAAATAGGGTGTAGGGGATTCATATCTCGTATTCTCTTCACTGTTGAGCGGCGGTTAGCTGCGGCCGGCAGCTGGTCTTCGTTTACGGTGATTTTTCCGTTGCTCGGATCTCTGGAAAGAAGGTTTGCGCCGGCGGGGAGCCCAAGCTGTGCGATCTTCAACTCAAGCACGTCATAATCCGAACTTGGGGACCAACTGGTCAAAGAAGCTTGTTGTGCTCGGACTTTGGTTTTAACATTCCGGAAACATTCTCTACTATTCAAGAAATCACGAACGAACTCATTCATTATATCGTTCAAAAATTTTGTAAGAGAATAAAAGGTATCCTCTTTCTTGAGCATCTTATCTGTCATGTATTCAACAAAATACTTTACGGAAATGGGAAGATCGCCAAATGTGGCATTTGTTACCTGTGAGGAGCCACGGGAAGGGGCGTTTACGAACTCTACAGGGCCCAACACTATTCTCAATCTTTTAAAATTGGCTAGCGCGATCTCCAGTTCTTTCTTTTTCTGGCTGCGGGTTTTGTGTGTGATAGGAATGTCTGTTCCGGATGGGAGTTTGTGCTCGGTTATTGCTGTCAGCGGGCTGCCGGTGCCAGAAAGGGCTTTCAATTCGTCGTCAATATTCTTCAAAATTATATCGATTAACCTGCCAAGATAGAAATAAGCCACCGTTTCGCCTTCTTGTGGTGTCGCCATCAGGGCTGCAGCAATAGCATCGTTTGCTGGCTCTCCTGCTTCCGGATCGGCCGACGCTGGGCCGGCCTGTTGGTTGAATTCCGCTAGACCGCGGTCAATTGAACTCTTCAGTGCAGTTTGTTCTGCGGCAAAAGAACCAGGGTCGCCGACAAGCGCTGCGACAGCCGCGGCGGCGGCAGCGTTATTGTTGAGAAGATACCCTCTCAACTGTTCATATGGCATTGTCAGGTAGTGAATCTCGTCTGCCTCGATTAACGACGTTGTGAGGTGGTTGAGCGAGGAGCGTTGATCGGCTGCTACCAAGATCTTAAAGTCCTCTTTCACTTCCGCAACAGTGTTACTGTCAGTACATTTTCGAGCCACCTCTTTTAGTGCCATAGATCTTCGGAGTCTCTCGAGTGTCACAAGGGGTGTGCCGGCGCGGCCTGCGCGCGGGTCAGAAGTGGCGCCGGCAAAGATATTGAAATTTTTATTATCAAAAAACTCTTCTATATACGCCAAATAATTGATATTCATCACCACTTGTCCGGATTCGTCGAAATCAAAGTTATGCACCGTTGGGGTTAAATTGAGAGTAACAAAACTTGATTCTATAGCTGCTCTTAATTCGGCGCTGATGTGCATATTGTTTTCGGATGGTACCGCCCAGCCGACTTCGGCTCTTAATCTGAAGTTTAAGTCTGCGAGGTTTTCGTTTTGCTCATTGATATCAATCGTGTCACCGCATGTGCTGGCAGGTATCGTTGAATCCATATGGTGTGCTCGGCCGGTCTTAAGAGCCAGGTCTACATATTTATATTTACGGCCACCGGACAAATGATCGCCATTATCAAGTCGAATGGCGGATGAGCCCCGCTCTCGCACAAACTCACGGAAATTAGATCCAAAGATCTTAAGATTTGCTTTGATGCTCTTCTTGATCGCGAACGGGTTGCTTCCCTCATAAGAGAACACAAAGCTTTTGATGCCTGCACCCACA